TCGCCGATAATGTTCGATGCGACCAGGCATTATGGCATTGTTAACAGGATCGTCATGTGCTACGCAGTCGAAAGCACCTCGCTCGCGACGACTCAGCGAAGGACATCCAATGACGACCATCGACCAAGACCTTGTCGAACCCCACGTGAACGGTGACCAGCCGAACACACCACCCGCTCTAGACGGCCTGTGCTACCTCGGCACAATCGTCAAAGTCGAGCCCGTGAAGTACAAGGGAACCGACGAGCAAATAGCCGGCCTCGCGAAACTCACGATGACGAGCTCGCAAGGTGAGCTCCGCGTCGACCTCGCCGCCACCGCGAAACAGATGACCGGCGAAATCGAACTGCCGGCCTTTCAGAAGCTCGTCCAGGCGCTCCCTGGCACCACCTGGCTCGTGAAGCTCTGGCGCACGACGTCAACCACCGACGGCAAGACGTACACGAACTTCACCGCAGTCGACGCACAGCGCGTCTAAACCGCCGTGCAGCTAACCTGCCCGCGCGTCACCTGCGATCACCCGGCTGACAAGCACAAGACCCGCCCCGGCGGACTCACGAGCTACTGCATCACGTGCGCCATCGAGCGCGAGAAGGGCTGGCGGACACAGGGCCAAATCTGCACCGTCAGCCCCCACGCCATCGAGCATCTCCACGAGCTCGTCGACGACGCCGTAGACGCCCTCGATGCCAACGACATCTACGACCAACGCGACGCCTTCAACCACGCGACCATCAACGCGTGACCGTCTATGAAATCCACGTCGCTGCAATCCTCGCGTCGCTCACCTGCGGCGCGGTCTTTGCGGTCTGCCTCTTTGGCCTCGGACGTCGATAGCATGTTCACCCCCCAGGCGACTTGCACCCACGCTCCCACCTCTAACAGCCCGCGAGCGGCGTCAAATGCGCAGCCGAAAAATGGCGGGAACTTTTGCTACACACCAACACAAAAAGTTCCAACGCAATTTTTCGGCGCGTCATCATTTGACCCTTTCGCTCACGTCGACTGTTACGAGGTCCGCGTGGGGCAAGTCGCCCCCGAAGGGAGACTCAAATGCAAATCGCACCGCCACTCACCATCAACTACTCAATCCCCGTCTTCATCGGAAAGTGCTTCAGCTGCGGAACCAAAAGCTTCGTTTGCACTCTCCTCGCCGGCGACGAAGTCTGCTATCAGTGCATGGACGCCGGTACCCCCGGCCACGGCAACGGCGACTACGCCTACATCGGAAGGCCGCGCTGACATGGCCTACACCAACGAGTACCTCAAGCCCGTCCCTTCGCTCGACGAGCGACTCACCCTGGCCCTGCGCCAGCAAAGCCGCGCGATGGAGCTCCACTTCATCCTGCAATCGAAAGACTCACGAGAGGCACTCGACACGGCCCTCATGATCAGACGCGACATCGAGCTACAGCTCTACTACCGCGACGCCTTCGAGGTCAGCCAATGACACCGCGCCACGGAACCTACGACACCTACATCAACGGATGCGACTGCCCCTTATGCACCCGCGCCTTCCAAGAACGCATACGCGCACACGCCGCCGGCCCAACCACACACCACGGCCTGGCCGACGCACCAACCCCACCCCTACACAACGCCTACAAGGCGGCGTGGCGGGCCAAACGGAAGGCCGCCTAATGGACGGCGACACCTTCACCCGACTGATCGGCTGGATACTCCCCGTCGTCATCGTCGGCAACGTCGGCCTCTGGCTCTACGGACTCATCTGGGGCTTCGGTGACAACGAATGAGCGGCGACATGATCGCCGCCTACTTCGCTGGCATCGGCTCCGTTGTCTTAAGTCTGCTCTTGCGAAAGTCGCTTGGGCTGTGACCGTGAAAACGGGGAAAGGAGAAACCACCATGAAGAACTTCGTCGCCAACCACGGCATGAAGTTGGGCGCCGCACTCGCGACGGTCACGGCTGGTGTTGGCATCGCTTCGGCGGCCGGCGCTGTCACGTACGACCCGACGAGCGCGTTGACCGGCCTGGCCAGCACCGCTGCGTCGACCGCGTCACCGATCTTGATCGGCGTGACGGTGGCAATGATTCCGTTGCTCATCGTGTTCCTGGTTGTCGGATGGGTCAAAGGACTCTTCGGCCGCCGCAGGCACTAACCAACCCGTTGAAGGGGGCGCGATCGTCGCGCCCCGTTCGACACCCGAAAGGAACCCATGACCTACGTCATCCTCGCAGCCGTCGCACTCCTCATCTTCTTCTTCCTCCGCCACCGCTCGACCGCTCGCGCGATCACCAAGAGCTCTAACCGCGAGGTCTGGGCACAGGCCAGCGACGCACGCTTCCCACGACACCCACGTCGCGCCAACCCCTTCGGCAAGACGAAAGGACTCAAGTGAGCCTCATCAACCTCGTCGGCTACTTCTTACTGTGCGTGCTCGTCACGTTCGGCATCGGGGGAGCGTTCATCAAATGACCAACAACGACTGCTACCACTGCAAACTCAACTTCTTCCAAGCAGCCGCCGACATGCGCAACAAAGACGACGGATGCTGCCCCTGGATCGACGGCACCCAACTCACCCCCGACGAGTTCTACAACACCACGGAGGCCTCGTGACGAACATCTGGTACTCAAGCGCGTTCCTCTACCTCGGCGACACCATGCTCGTCAGCGCACTCCTCGGCGGTACGATCGCAATGGTCGCCGTCGCCGTCAAGCGCAGCCGCTCGATCGTGTTCCTCGACGTCTCATCCGACCAGCTGCGCAAGTTCGCCTACTTCCAAATTCTCTGGATGATGAGCGCGCTAATCCTGTTCAAGTTCGTCGTCCTGCAGGGCGGCCTGCACATCCACAAGAGCGTCCTCACGGGCGCGCATGGCTCGGTGCAATTCTCCACCGCCGGCGAACTCGTCGCATTCCTCCTAGCCGGCTACGGCCTCTACCGCTGGGCGCACTGGCTCGCACACCACCTCAAGCTCGTCGATGCGTAAACGCCGCTACCTCACCGCGCTGGCCCTCGCGGCATCCCTCCTCGTCCCGGCGAGCGCGGTGATACTCACAACGTCAAACGCGTGGGCCTACGGCTCAAGCAGCTGCACTATCACCGGCGCCGGCACCCAACCAACCACGAGCGGCGCCGACCCACAGAACTACACCTACAACTGCACCGGCCTCTCAAGCACCAACGAACTCATCACGTACTACCCCCTCGGCGCCGGCCTCTGGGCCAAGGCAGACATCACCGCCGGCGCCGGCACCTTCGGCTCATCGTTCAACTACACCTACAGCGCCGGCACCGCCGGACTCCAAACAACCGGGTACGCCAGCTACTCCAATATCTACGAACTAAACGTCGTCACGTCACTCCCAAATCCACCCAACGACACCGAGGAGTGCAACACCAGCACCTGCACCTGGTACGACGCGTCGCCCACAGCCACCTTCTCTGGCACAACCACAACTACGACGAGTACCACAACTACGACGACCACCACCAACCCCACAACCACCACGACCGCACCACCAACAACAACGACAACCTCAAGCGCCGTCGAACTCATCTCCTCGAGCGGCGACAACTTCTCACCCGGCCTCATGGCCCTCGTCGCCGGCATGATCGCACTACCAATCGTCGGCGTCATCATTCGCAAACTCCTCCGATGGGTAAAAGGCCACTGATGCGACGCGCGCTCACCATCACCGCCTGGAGCATCGCCCTCATACCACTCATCCCCCTCATCGCGCTCGTCTGCGTTGCAGCGTGCACCACACCACACAACCCGCGCCAATGAACGAGTGCTACTGCTACCACTCCCCTAGCCAGCACTGGTGCGACTTCGGACACTGTGAAGCGACCGACTGCACCTGCGACAAGTTCGTCCAAGTCGAGGACTACGACGAGGAACCAGAACCACACTGGGGGTTCTGGTAATGGGCGGCTCAATCACCGCAATCATCGGCGCCAACGGCGACGGAAAAACACTCGGCGCCGTCGCCCTACACGCAGCACCCTCCCTCGCCAAAGGCCGGCCCGTCGCGTCGACATTCCACATCGACCACCCCAACGCCTTCATGGTCACAGACCCAAACCAAATACGCGACCTCGAACACTGCACCTTCATACTCGACGAAATCAACAGCCAGTTCCCCTCACGCGGCGCCATGCAACTTCCACCAGAAATGCTCCGGCACATCCACCAGCTCCGCAAGCCCGACATTGACCTCGTCTGGACCGCCGTCAACTGGGCACGCGCCGACGTCGCACTGCGAGAGGCAACAAAGAAAGTCACAACCGCGCGCGGCTACCGACCCGACCGCTGGGAACGCGAGCAAGAGATTCCACCCTTCTGGCGGCCACACCCACGCCGTCTACGCGGACCCGACATGAAACCGATGAAGCGCGAAGCCGAATGGGACGCGATGAGCCTCTTCCGCTACCGCACCTACGACGCACAAGCCTTCGACGAATTCACCGTGCACGCGATCAAAAACCTCAAGCCACAAAGGAGCCAATGGTACTGGCGACCGTGGCACAACGACGACCGCCTCTACGACACACTCGAACAAGTACCACTCTGGTCAAACGTCGACGACCACGGCACCTGCCTCAAATGCGGGGGAGTCAAACACCGCCCTAAGTGCACATGCGCAACCCCCTCGCGCCGAGTGCCGTCCGTCGCAAGCGACGTCCCGACACTCGTCATCGAGGAGGTTGAGTCGTGAAACGACAACACTGGCTCTTAGGCATCCTCCTCACGCCACTAATCGCCATCGCGATCACCGGCAACGCCAACGCCACCACCGTCACCAAACCACCACCGTCCGAGTACTGCAACGTCTACAACGTCGCCGGCACGCCAGCCGGACCAGGCAACTCGTACAGCGCACTCAACGTCTCTTTCATGGTGCACTGCGACGGCATCACCCCGCACTACGCCAACGCCATCGAACTCAACATCAACGGCGTCTGGTACTTCTTCCAAGTCGTCAACGGCGGCACCGGCCTCCTACCCACGTCGTTCACCTACACCTTCACCGCCGACGGCACCGCGCACTACCAAGCCCAGACCGACGGGAACGACGTCACCTATATGCAGGCCACAACAACACAAGCGAATTGGAACTTCATCTTCGGCTACACCGAACTCGGCACCACCTACTACGCCAGCACCGCATTCCTTCCATCATCAACCTCATCATCGTGGTGGCCCGACAACAACGTCGTCGTGCAAAACACATCCTTCGGGCCATTCGGCGGACCCTCGCTCGGGTGCCAGTTCTCCACCGCCACCGGCGACCTCACCAAACCAACATCAGACGGCACGTCCTTCTACCCCTACACAATCGACTTCACCGGCAGCGCCGACGCCATCGTCCTCGTCGACGACGCCTCCACCGACGCAACCACCACCACCCTCTACGGCAAGAGCTTCACCAGCGACAGCGCATTCGACCTCGGCAACGGCGCCGGCACCGTCAGCTCCCCAGACACCTTCCAATTCACACCCCAATCCGGCGACGTCGTCAACCCCCACATGTGGTGCCACACCGGAGGAAGCGGAACCACCGGCACCTGGGTCGACTGGGGCCTCCTCTCCTCCTTCGAAGCGACCCAGGGCTACACACCACCCGCCAACGGACCCGCCGGCATCGGCGCTTGCCTCGACGCCACAGGCTTCTCCTGGGACCACCCATCCACATGGGTCATCGGCGGACTCAAAGACGCCGCCTGCGTCGCCAAATGGGCGTTCGAGCCAACAATGTGCAACGACGCCATAACCGCCAGCTGCGTCAACTACACCAGCACCCTCAGCGACCTCAACACCAGAATCCCGACCGCCTACATCAGCCAAACCGTCAGCGCCATGACCACCATGTACACCGGCGTCAACGCCGCCATGTCCGACGGAGCCTGCGCCGCACCGAACATCGACCCCTGGCACAGCGTCACCGGCCCACTCGCATCACTCAGCAACTTCCACTTCCAACTACCCGCGCCGGCCGACCTCGGCTGCACGGGACCCAACGACGCAACCGTCGGCGAACTGTTCGGCTACCGAACGTTCCTACTCGACCTCTTCACCTTCGGAATCTGGATGAGCACCGCCGCAATCCTCTGGCGAATGACGCCATGGCACCGCGCGGGCGACGGAATCGAAATCGTCGAGCAATTCGGCGGCCTCAGCGACCACTTCATGGAAAACGGAGTCGAGGTCCGCCAGACCAACGAGGGGAGCGACTAATCACCTTCACCTGCTTAACATGCAAGCGCACACTAGCCACAACCCTCGTCGCAGGGTGGGTCGAGTTCACCCAACAACCCCACGCACAAAACCCCTACCAAATCTGCCGCGACTGCGTCCACCTCATCGCGGAGGTCGAAGCGTGATCACCACCTTCCTCCTCAACTTCATCCTCGTACCGATCGACGGCCTCTTCCAACTACTACCAATCGCCAGCAGCCTCGGACTCAACACCATGGCCTCGAGCGTCGTCAGCTTCATACCAGGCCTCGGGTGGGCCAACGACTACTTCCCCCTCACCGCCGCAGTAAGCGCACTCACTGTCATCGTCGCCACGCTCGCGATCATGCTCCTGGTCAACGTCGGCCTCTGGCTCTACCACCAATTCTGGGGGAGCTAATGCCAATCACCGCGAACACGTCAACCACCAAGACCGCCGTCTCCAAGACCCTTCACTCAGTACTCCACATGATGCCCTGGCACCTCATCGAGCCCGTCGCAATCGCACTCTCCGCCATCACCGCTGCATGCATACTGGCCTTCGTGACTTACGCAGTCGTCAAGTTACGCAAGAACCTCCACAACGTGTAAGTGCCCGTCACAACCTCATTCACCACCGATGAGACGGGCACACCCTGGTTCGACGTCGACGACCACGGCGAATCGCGCCGACTACGTTGGAAACGCCGCACCAGAGCACGAGCAATCGCGAACATCGACGACCCGACGAAACTGCACCAGGAAAGTTCGTCACCCCTCAAACGACTCAAGACCTGCGGCCTCGCCAAAACACCTGACGTCACCATCCGAGTACACCAGGGCAGGGCCTTCGCAACCGGACTCATAGCGTGCGGCAACATCTGGACCTGTCCCACATGCAGCGCACGAATCCGAGCTCGCCGCGAAGTTGAGATCGAGCACGCTCTAGCCACCCACGTCGCCAGCGGCGGGCAAATAGGAATGATGACACTGACCCTCCAACACGACAAGACCATGAGACTCGCCGACACCATCGAGCGGCTCAACAAATCCTGGGAACGCCTCCAACAACGCCGGCGATTCAAGCCCCTCTACAACGCCCTCTCCGGCACGATCGCAACGATGGAAATAACAACCGGCAGCGGCAACGCCGGCTGGCACCCACACCTCCACGTCGTCCTCCTCGCCGGCGTCGACAAGACACAAAAAGAGATCAGCCACGCCCTCAACGAGCTGCGCGCCGCCTGGTCCCAGATCGTCAACAAAAAGACGACCGGCTACACGCTCGAACACGGACTCAACCTCACCTGGTTCGGCAAGGACTCCACGGCGGCCGCCAAGTACGTCACCAAACTCGCGAAAGAAATCACCCTCGCCGACACCAAATCCGGCAACGACCCCTTCAGCCTCCTCGACGACACCTCACCCGAACACACCGCGATGTTCCTCGAGTACGCCTACGCCACCTACGGCCGCCAATGCCACCGTTGGAGCCAGGGACTACGAAAGAGTCTCGCAATGCCAGACGAACTCACCGACGCGGAACTAGCGGAAGAGAACGAAACCCTGGGCGACGAATCACTCGTGATCACGCGCGAATGTTGGAACACAACCAGCGAAATGGAGCGCCTCGCGTGGATTGAACTCGCCGAGGCGCTACATCTCTTCAGCAGCGCGTAAAGCAACATCGGCGACTACGAAAAGGTAATTCGTATCTTGCCAAGCGCCCGGGCCTTCGGCCCTGTCGAACGGTCGGTTTGCACCACCTCGAGGCGACACAAGCTCACACCACCCAAACAGAGTGAGGATCCTCACGCCCTCAAGACCATCAGCTCGAGCGCGTAGCCACAAAACAACAACAACGCCGCACCGCCAAACGTCACACTCACCTCACCGCCCAGGACCAATCCACGCGGCCAGTTCAACGGCCCGGCGTACGCGTTCTGGGACCAGATCACCAACGCAGCACCTGTAATCAGCCAAACCACGCTGACGCCCTTGCAGAACCCACTAACGAACCTCGCACCCTCGTGCATCGAGCCTCCCAACTCCAAAGTCAACACGGACCAAAAAAACGGAGCTGCCCGGGCGGACATCCAATGACGAAAAAGGTTGCGACCCGGACAGCTCACGTCTCCAAAGCTTCGAAACAACCGACCAGGTGAGCTCCGAAACTCAAACAAATTTTACGCCACACCTCACACCGACGACGCGACGCACGCCATTTGCACACCAACACCTCCGTCAACTATGTTTGCTCCCCTACGAGTCCACGACCGATCACCGCGGCTTGTATTTTCCCTGGTCAGAGAGTATGCACCTTGACACCACCAACCATGTGCTAGAACAATCCACGTAGCACTCGCCGATAATGTTCG